GAAGACTCAGACGAATTCCAGATGTCTTATTGCAACCGTTGGATTCTTGAAAAAGGTATGTTTGTTACTGAAGAGCGCCTAGACCGTATGTACGATGCCTCCATGAATGTTGTGAAACAATGGTGGCGTACACCCGTTGTGGTTGGCATTGACGTAGCCCGTTCAAATGACTCCACGGTTGTAACAGTCGTTTGGGTTGACTGGGACCATCCAGACCCATTTGGGTTCTATGAGCACCGTATTCTCAACTGGCTTGAGATTAACAACGAGGAATGGGAATCTCAATATTTCCAGATTATTGACTTCCTGCGCAATTATGACTGTATGCGCATTGGTGTGGACTCACAAGGTGTCGGTGGCGCTGTCGCAGAGCGTCTACAACTTCTTCTTCCTGATATTGAGGTTCTTGCAGTTACCTCAGATGCCAAGAATCAAAATGAACGTTGGGTGCACCTAACAGAACTTATTCAGCGTGACCAACTTGTAATTCCTGGACATTCTAAAGCCCGCAGAATACGAAACTGGAAGCGGTTTAATCAACAAATGTCTGACCTTGAAAAGATTTATCGGGGACCTTATTTGCTTGCGGCTGCTCCTGACGAAAAAGGTGCGTTTGACGACTACCCCGATAGTTTGGCTATTGCTTGTCAAATGAGTACACAGGATACTATGCCGACCATTTTGGTGGCAGATAATCCTTTTTTCCGCTGAAATATGATACCCTTATATACAAGTAACCCCAGTCCCTTTTGGAGGATTTTGTGAACGTAGCACCCGCCCCGATGTTCCCTGAGAAGTCGCCCACCATGTTTGAGCGTGGCTTTGCGCCATCAATCCCTATGAACAAAGGTCCTCTTCGTTTTGAAGAGGGTGTCGCAACTGACACCGATGTTCCTAATGATTTCGCACAAGGCGCATACATGGACACCGCTCCATCGCCATTGCGTATGAACCATAACAACCCAGAGATGTTCTACAAGTACCCAGAGCAGACAATGCAAGAGCGTGCTCACGTAGGTGCCGCTTCATGGATTGAAGCCCCTGCGGTCCTCTCAGAGTTCGTACAGGGCGCTGTAGCAGGCGATGGCATGCCAACCTTTGAATATGAGTACAACACGGGTGGACACATGAACCGTCCAAACCCAACTGTAGTTTACGACTAAATAATGGACTACGGCGAAGCACCAACTCCTGGTGCCGCCGAAGACTCTGAACCTGCGCCGTACCAAACGTCACTGCGTATCCAGAGTGCTGAAGGTGGTATACCTATTGCGGCAGTATACGCTGGTTTTAAAACTACGTATAACTTCAAACCTGCGGCTGCTGCTAGGCGTATGGCTTTTGCAGAGGCTGCGGCACATTACAAATACTTTGAAGCGGCTACAGCCATTCATAACCCTTTTGTACCACCACGCCGTAGTCCAAAAGGCGGTATTGACCGCCAGCGCCGTTTAACAGGAAATGGTGAAATCTTCACAGACCCACTGGATGCTTTTAAACCTCAGCGGTTTAAATCTACAAAACTCAACGACCCTTCACGCCTAACCTACAAATCAGGTGGACCAAGTCGTTGGGAGAAAAAAGGTTTGTCCGCTTACCGTGCGGCTAACAGAGATAACATTGATGGAGTACCAGACTGATGGCACGTAGAAAAATTGAAGTAACACCTTCTGGTATCAGTGTAGTTCGTGATTTGCCTACAATGGAAGAAGTAGTTAATAGCGTACCGACTGCCGATTATGAAGATGCCCTCAGTAATATTCCTGACATCATGGCTCATTGGAATAAGTTTAAAGTAGAACGTGGTGGTGGAGCAGGCTTAGATATGATTTCTGGCATTAACCCAGGAAAACAATTTAACCTTAAACTTTCTAAAAACGCATCACACCCTTCTGAAGAAGTTGCTCGTACCCATCAGATGGCTATGTCATTGGCACAAGGTGCCACTAGTGGTGTTATGGAAACATGCGCTAGTTGTCGTACACCTGGTTGTACTGCTATTTGTAATGGTTCTTCTGGAAAGATGGCTATTAATGGGGGAAAGAATAGTGCTGAACGGGCCAAGCAAATACGTACTCAGTATTGGGCTGAACACACCCAATATGCAGGTGCTTTAGCAGTAGCACAATCTCGTCAAGGAGCCGCTGCTGCCCGTTCTATTGGTATGATTCCAGCGCTTCGTGGAAATATGTGGCAAGACGTTGATTGGCCTAGCACAACGCTTGCTGACCCATGGATTCACGCAATGACTGAAAAAGCGGGTCCACATCGTGCTGAAGGTATTGCACAAGATTACCCTCTTTTAACACACACCAATTACACTAAAAATACTTTTAATAGAAACTTACGTCCTGGAGAATCAGAACCAGACGCTAACTACCCAGATAACTATAAGATTACAGGAAGTATTAGCGAACAAACACCTGTAGAACGTGTACGTGCTCGTGAAGGGTCTGGTGGCACAATGCATGGAGTTGTTTGGGCTACCCCATCACAAGACAAACCATCACAATGGACAATGGAAGATTCTTCAGGAGACAGGGAAACTTTTCCTTCGTTTAACGCAGACAACATGGATGCCATCATGCACAACAGAGCAATCGGCAATGTTGGCGTTGGTTTACTCCGTCACAAACAAACTGCGGGATTGCAAACTCTTAAAGGCAGGGCTAACAACTCCAGTATGGTAAGACCACTAGACCCTGACGCACCTGTGGGTAGCCCAACAGGAATCCCTAGGGCTTATGCATCTCCAGAAATTATGGCTAGTAAACTAGCAGAACTTAAAACTGAAGACGGTCCATCTATGCCTGTCCGTCCTTCCCGTAGTGGCGCATTCCGAGGGTAACTCATGGACCCTGCAATCGCTTCCATTGTTGTCGCCATTATTGGCCTCTTTGGAACTGTTGCCGCTGTTGCCATAAAAGAGTTTAAAGACATGAAGAACACAAACTCTGCTGACCATGGTGTTGTCATGTCAAAACTAAATAAAGTTCAAGACACTGTGGAAAAAGTTGGGGACAGACTTAATAGCCACATTGATACACATCAAAAGAATTAATCTGCTAACATAATCCTGACCACAATCATGTACTAGTTCATGATTCGGAATAAGGTTAGGAAATATGGATAACAAAAAGCCCATGAGCCTCACAGAGGCTTTTGCTAATCCAAAAGCGGGAAGGGACAACACTGACTGTAAGTTGATGCGTATCCGCCCAAATTTGGATTCGCAAGACCAAGAAACTCTTGACAGAGTTGTAGACGCAATCCGCTCAGACATTGGTAACGGTAAATCAAAAACATATAGTGTTTCGTGGTTACACCGTGTTCTTAAAAACTTAGGACAATCAATATCCACAAGTAGCATCCAACGGCACATTAACGGAAGTTGTGGATGTGGGACAACTAACTGAACAGTTTACTCCACAGTATGGTCCATCATGGGACCCAGTACGTCAAGGTCCTGCAATCAAACTTCCAAAGGTTACTGTAAAGTCCACACTTTCTGATTGGAAGAAATGTGTTGTATTACCTGACATTCAAGCAGGGTTCTTTAGAGGACGAGATGGTAATCTCACACCTACTCATGACCCACTTGCTATCTCTTATGCAGTAGCAGTTGTTAAGGCAGAAAAGCCTGACATCATTGCATTAAATGGTGACAACACAGACTTTCCAGAATTTGGTAAGTACCGTCTAAGCCCTGCGTATGCGTTGACAACACAAGCAACTATTGACTACATGACTACTCTTTGTGCACAACTACGAGATGTGGCTCCGTATGCTCGTATTGTTTGGATTGAAGGTAACCACGAGGCACGCCTTACAAACTCAATCTTAGACAATGCAAAAGCATCTTTTGGATTAAAGCAAGGTAACAGACCAGATAGTTTTCCTGTGCTTTCTGTGCCCTTCCTGTGCCGTTTGGACGACTTTGGTGTTGAGTACCTTGCTGGATACCCTGCAAGCCAACTTTGGTTAAACAACCGCATTAAAGTTATTCATGGTCACAAAGTTGCTTCAGGTGGTTCTACTGCTCACAAGTACTTAAGTACAGAGAAAGTTTCTGTTGTGTATGGACATATCCATCGCCGTGAATGGGCAGAGCGCACACGCCAAGATTGGGATGGAGCAAAAACAGTTGCTGCTATTTCATTTGGTTGCCTTGCTCGTGTATCAGGCGAAGTACCTTCAACTAAAGGTGGTATTGACCTTGATGGTCGTCCACTTACAATCGTGGAAGACTGGCAACAAGGCTTAGGAATTATCCACTACAAGGAAGGTGACGGTCCGTTTCATCCTGAAATGCTCCCAATCCACGATGGAACAATGTTCTATAAAGGAAAAGTGTTCGGAGAATGACAACTATTGTCGGAATACAAGGTGATGGCTACGCCATAATCGCTAACGATTCACGCATTTCGGATACTGACTCAAATGGTTTTGTATCACGGATATCTACAGTGCGCCCTGGTTCTGGCAAAGTTGCCAAAAACGGCAAATACATTATTGGAGCGGCTGGGGACATGCGTGCAATTAATCTTTTGCACCATGTCTTTACCCCTCCAGCACCCCCAGCAACTCTTCTTGGTGTGCGTTTAGACAAGTTTTTTACTTCAAAGTTTATTCCTGATTTACGAGAATGCTTTGATTCACAAGGTTATTCTGCCCCTACTAATGACCAATCAGACCACATTGCAGAACAAGGTTCATCAATCCTTGTTGCTATCCACGGTGTCATCTATGTCATTGACAGCGATTACTCGTGGGCTTCGGACAACAATGGTCTCTATGGGTTGGGGACGGGGGGACCATACGCACTGGGTGCTCTTAAGGCTCTTTTTCCCAAGAAGAAGTTGACTGCTACCCAAGCGAAAAGTCTTGCCTTGAAGGCCCTTACCGTTGCTGCTCATTACGACCCTCATACAGGTCCTCCGTTCTATGCACAGATTCAAGAGCAGTAAGTCTCTAGATACAGTATTATTAAAGGATACCCTATCACAAGGAGCATTCATGGCTACGAAGAATCAACAGGTCGCAGACCAAACGCTAAAGGGTGCAGTTGTTGGCGCACTTTCTTATTTCCTTGCTAAGGCAAACATTGACCCAGGCGCACAAGCCGCAATCATGCCACTTGTTATTACAGGTCTTGCATATGCAAGCACCCTCGTTGGTGACAAGGGCACTGCTAACTTCCTTACCAAGGCATCACAGGAACTTCCTGAACTTGTAAAAGAAGTTACTGTTGCTGTTGAAGAAAAAAAAGAAGCCGCTAAGAAGGCTCCAGCCAAAAAGGCAGCCGCTAAGAAAACTGCTCAGTAAAACTGTAGTAAGGTCTAACCCATGGCAGTTGACTTCTGGTCACCATCGTATAGAGCAGCATCAGGCGACCTAACAGTTGCCATTAGCCCGTTAGGGCTAGTAGAACTTGCTGACGAAGAGTTTGAGGTCCATGGACCACGCCTAAACCGCTACTCAGCCGCATGGGCTTGGTACCTTGGTCACCACTGGTCTTACCGCCGTGAGATGGGCGAATCACAGTTCTATATGAACTACGTCCGTACAATGTCGGACTACATCACCAACTTTTGTTTTGGTAAAGGTATTCAATTTCATGTTCCTGAACAAAATGCTGCTGTAATTCCACCACTCCTTCATAGAGTGTGGGATGGCGATAACAACAAACATTTTGTACTTTGGGAAATGGGACAACTAGCGTCAGTAACAGGCGATTGCTTCGTAAAGATTGCCTACGAAGAGCCTTATGTGGATTCTGTGGGCTTGCAGCATGAGGGGCGTATTCGTATTATTCCCCTTAACCCAGCACATTGTTTTCCTGAGTATCACCCACATGACCGTGACCGCTTAATTCGCTTCAAACTTAAATACCGTTTCTGGGGAACATCTCCTGAAGGTACTCGTCAGGTTTACACTTTTGTTGAAATCTTGTCTGACGATATGGTCCAGCAGTTTGTTAATGATGAACTAATTGACCAATACCCTAATGCTCTAGGTCAAATACCTGTTGTACACATTCCTAACGTAACAATTTCTTCTTCTCCTTGGGGTCAGTCAGACATCTGGGACATCATCCCACTTAACCGTGAACTTAATGAAAAGATGACTGAAGTTTCAGATATCATTAACTACCATGCTGCTCCTGTAACAATCATTACTGGTGCCAAGGCTTCCCAGTTGGAGCGTGGACCTAAGAAGGTTTGGGCTGGTCTTCCTAAGGATGCCAACGTCTTTAACCTTGAATCTCGTGGGGAGATGTCAGGTGCTTTGGAATATGTCAATTTCATTAAGCGTACAATGCATGAAATTACAGGAGTTCCTGAAACTGCTCTTGGTCAAATGCAACCTATTTCTAACACTTCTGGTGTGGCTCTGGCTATTCAGTATCAGCCAATGATGAACCGCTACAGCATGAAAAAGATTCACTTTACTAAGGGTCTTGAGCGTGTTAACGAAATTATTATTCGTACTGCTGCAATCTTTGAACCTTGGATGTTGACATACGACCCAAGTAAGGCTTCAGAACCAGAGCGTGACCAACTTCCACAGTTAGACCCTGCTGACCCGCTTACTTACCGCACAACTATTCACTGGCCTGAACCACTTCCTATTGATGTTCTTATCAAGTTGAATGAAGTGCAAGCCAAGATGCAACTTGGGCTTGAATCAAAAGAAGGCGCTTTGCGCATCCTTGGTGAAGAATTCCCACGTGAGAAGTTATCTGAAATTTTTGAAGAACTGCAAGATGACGCTATTGACCAAGGTGCCTTGGACATGATGCGTGCGCAGATTCAGCAAGCCATCATGCTTGCTACTGGAATGGTTACACAGCCTGACGGAGGTGCCCAGCCTGCACCTTCAGAAGGTGGTAATGTAAGCACATCGGGAAGCCCTGCTTCTCCGATGCCTGGACTTGGTGCAGCAATGCCGATGGAAGAGGAAATTGTAAATAAGATAGTATCCAGGGCTTATGGCGCTCGTTTTGCACAACGCCGTAACCCTGACGAAGATAACTAAACGTAGTACTAAACAAGTTCATATAAGCCAAACTAACAAAGTAGGTAATACTCATGGCAAGAAACCCAGGTCCCGAAGGGGACATTATCTCAGTCCCTGCGGATGCTCCACAAGTGGAACAGTTCGTTGAAGACGCAATGAAGAAAAGTAACTCTAAAGTCTTTTCTGAGGATGAAGTAGAGAACATCCGTAAACAGGAAAAAGACAAGATGTATAAGCGTCTTGAAGAGGCTGATATCCGTGTAAAAAGCATGGAAGAGCAAATGGCTATCATTAGCGCAGAGCGTGAAGCAATCAAAAAAGAAGCGGATGAGCGTTCAAAGCAAGAACACGAGATTATTAAACAGCGTGAACTTAATGAACTCAGCGCTAAAGAACTTCTTCTTAAAAAGGAAGATGAATGGACTCAGCGTTTTGAAAGTGTAGAAAAAGACTACAAAGCACGCATTGATGCTATTGAAACACAGCGTGCCGCACAGGAAGCACTCCTTGATAAAGAGCGCCGTATCCAGCAATTAACGGCTTATCGCAACAGTCGTGTTCAAGATGCTGCTGACAGCATTATCCCTGAACTACAAGACCTTGTCTTTGGTAATACCGAAGAAGAGATAGAAAACTCAATTGCTGTGCTTACTGAGAGAAGTAATGCTATTATTGAGTCAATCCAGCAAGCGACTGCGCAACAGCAAGGTCGCCTGCGGGGTGCGCCCGTAACGGCTCCCCCTGTTGGGCCAATGGAAACTCAGACGGAATACCAAACATTGACAGCGGAGGATATCCGCAACATGCCGATGGACCAGTACATGAAGATGCGAGACAGGCTCCTCAACGCCCGCCCCTCACGGGGCAGGTTTTAACCTAAAAACAACAACTATCCACGGAGGATAATTATATGGCCCTTCCAGCCCCACAAGGTGGCGCAATTACAGGAGCAGGTCTTGGTTCTATTACAACCACAGGCTACTCAAGTGATTCAACACTTTCTCCAGCAATTCAGCAAATTTGGTCCAAGGAAATCTTGTTCCAAGCAATGCCAGTTCTACGCTTTGAACAGTTTGCCGTCAAGAAGACGGAACTCGGAGTTATGCCTGGTTTGACAATCAACTTTATGCGTTACAACAACCTCTCAGTCAGCGAAGCCACTGGTGCTCAACTTACTGAAGGCGTTCGTATGGAGCCAGTTGCTCTTTCCGCAAGCCAGATTCAAATCACCGTTAAGGAACAAGGACAGGCTGTTGCAGTTACTGAACTCCTTCTTAACGCATCATTTGATGACGTTATGGCATCGTCTTCACGACTTCTTGGTCGTCACATGGCTCAGTCCATGGACATCCAGGCTCGTAACACATTGTACGCACCAGGAACACCATTCGGTGGCGGCGCAGCCGTTGCTCCTTCAGTAGTCTTCGGTCGTACCCCTCCTAGCGCTCGTGGTGGTATTGCACCATACGAGGCTGGTACTCTTGGTACTGCTTCTAACCCAGGTTGGCTCTCACCTGCTGCCATCAAGGATGCAGTTGAAGTACTCGCTGGACAGAACATTCCTCGCCTTGGCGATACCTACGTATGTTTCGTACACCCTTCACAGAGCCGTGCGCTTCGTGACTGGCCTGAATTCATTGAAGTAACAAAGTATGCCGCTCCAGGTAACTTCATGCTTGGTGAAATTGGTCGTCTGTATGACGTAGTATTCATTGAAACCACGCAAGTTCTTAAGGGTCAAACCGCTGGAACTGATGTTGTTGACTTGAGTGGTGCTGCTGGTCTTGCTACAGACCCAACCAACACTTCATACTCAGCCATCATGATTGGTGACAACGCATTTGGACAGGCAATCGCATTGCCAGTTGAACTGCGTGACGGTGGTGTCATTGACTTCGGTCGTGAGCATGGTTTGTCATGGTACGCAATCTGGGGCTTCGGTGTAATTACCGCAGAGTCTCGTGTACTCATCAACACAAAGGGTGGTGCAATCTCCTAATTAAGGAGTTGCAATCTACTAAGATGTAGAAGGGGGGTCGCAAGGCCCCCCTTTAACACAACAATTTACGTTACATAAACTAGGAGTCAAAATGACCACAAAAAAGACCAACATATTTGCAGAACCAGTTGAGGACGATGAGACTGAAACAGTCGTATCTAAGCCTGTTACTGACTCAAACATTCGCCGTGCTCGTGTAAAAGGCACATGGCTAATGCATTGGGGTAGCCAGAAGTTTGATTTTGAAGATGGAAAAACCTTCCATATTCCAGCAGACCTTTATGAGTACCTCAAGACCAACGGAAACATCTACGACACTCTCTGAGGTAACTAATGGGCTTTACCATTCCCAACTACACCCTAGCGTTAGCAAACGGTGCTAGTGACCAATCTGAGCCCGATAGCGTAGACTTTCAAGTACTTGGTGATGGCACCTCTGGTGTTGTCTATGACCCAACTAACTACGCCACTAATGGTGTAGTAACCCAACAAAGTGTTATTGGGCAGGGCGTAGCAATTGCCCCATATAAAGTTCTTGTCAATGGTGTATACCAAGTAAAGGGTACATCCACTCAACTAACACTTGATGAAGGTGGCGCTAACCCACGCTTTGACCTCATCGTCATTCCCGCAAGTGCCCCACAAACACCAACGTTTCGTAAAGGTTCTGAAAGCAGTGACAACCCCGTATTCCCAGCACTTGTTGATGGGGACGTTCTTCTTGCTTCTGTATACCGTCCTTCAGGAACAGTTACTAGTTACGCAATTAACGCTCTTATCATAGATAAACGCAAATTTGTATTAAGCAACACAACGTGGCTAAAGACTGCTGCTCCTACAAACAGCGATGGTAACAATGGAGACTTTTGGGTAGATACATCTGCTACTGCTAATGGTCAATCCATGTTGTGGGTTAAACGCAGTGGTGCTTGGGAAAACCTTGCTGAGTACATTGCAACAACCAGCGCCAATACTGCCAGTGCGGTTGTTCAACGTGATGCTAGTGGTAACTTCTCTGCTGGCACAATTACGGCAAGCCTTACAGGCAACGTAGCGGGTATCCTAACGGGCAGTGTTGTTGGAAACGCTACTACCGCTACTAACTTTCAGAATGCCACAGGACGCACTGTAACGCTTTCTGGGAACGTTACAGGAACTTCTGCTGCTTCTTCCACAGGTGCTTACACAGTAAACGCTACAATTGGCGCAGGTCAAGTAACTCAATCTATGCTTGACACGACTAATACCGTCCCTTCCATAACTGTTAGTGCCTCTGCACCTAGTGGTGGTAAAAATGGTGACATTTGGGTAGTGGTTTGATTCGTGGCCTTCAAGGGTAAAGCCAACAAAGGCTCAGGAAGCCAGTGGTATGACGCAGATGTTGTTTATGGCAACAGTGGCGGTTTCCAATATGGAAAATCTGCTCATGTTAAAACAAGTGGTGTTTGGCAACAAGTGTGGACTGATTGTCGCCAACATGATGCTGCTGGTGGTCGGGATTGGACTGCTGCTGCTGGTGTAACTGAATATCAAAACACGTGTAATAACCGTGAAACCCGTGTTCGTACTGACTACAGCAAAACTGGGTGTGCAGGGTATTCACGGTATACAGCATGGGTATCTAGCCCTGATTGTAACAGCGGTTGCTTTACACAATCTGCAATACAAACAACTTCCAGAGGTTGTGGTTGTAGTGGTTCCGAATCTGGTACGTATTACACCTACACTGCAAATGCTGGTTCTGGTTGTACTACTTATAATAGTGCTACATCATGGTCAGGTACTTGCACAGGAGATTGTTCTACTGGAGATGCTGACTGCTTTACTACTTCTACTGTGAATGTTGAACGGGCATGTGGGGCATGTGGCAGAGAGCCAGGAAGTTATACCCATTACGAACCAAAGGCTGGAACAGGTTGTACTGCTTCTGATAGTGCTACATCTTGGTCAGGTACTTGTAATAGTGGTTGGGTACAACAGATTCCAATTTACCCATTTAGTAGTAGTGTTTTGTATAACTTCTTGGGAGATGGAGTTGACTGGTACGCATTGTATAATTATGGTGGTTACACTCCTAGTAACAACCTGCACGGAAATGGTTGTTCTGGTAGTGCTTATGCTTTGTGGAATCTTTATCAGTGCTCACATGGTTACACAGAGAATTCTCGTGACGGTCGCTACGAAGTAAATACAGGTGGTTGTGGGTTCTTTTAACAATAAGGTAGTAATATGAAAAAATTTGTAATAATGGTAGACAATGAAGTTGTTGACCTTGTCCAGTATCCAGAAGAAGGTGACAATGTGTCAGAAGACGTATGGTCACAGTTTGTAAAACCAATTGCTGTTCTTAGTAGTGACCCTCGTTTTATGGTCGTTAATGAAACTGTAGAGGTTGGGTCAATATGGGATGGTACAACCTTTAACCCACCAACGGTGTAGTCAATGACTTCACCTTGGCAAGAATGGAAGGCTAAGAATTTAGCCAAACAAGAAGCGGGAATAGTTACGCCAATGGCGTTGTTAAACCCCGATACCCCAGAAGTTGATGACATCACACAAACTTCTAGAATGACAATATGTGAAGGGTGCCCCCATTATATGGTTACCCACCAGTGTTCCAAATGTGGCTGCTACATGCCTGCTAAAAGTAAACTAAAATATGCAGTGTGCCCTATTGGAAATTGGTAAGTATAAATGACAACTCGTGACCTACCATTACCCACTGGTACCTTAGCCGATATCACTAAAGTGCGGGCTGTTACTGCTCACCGCTTTCGTGAACAACAGCCACAGATGAACCAACCTTCTAGTGACACTATCCCTGGAAAGGGCTCAGGAGACCAATAATGACACAGACACCCCTTGAATACGTTGTAGAAGTAGCACGAACTTATTTGCGTGATTTTCCTAAGTTTTTCCAAGTCAACTTTGATGCTGTTGGGCGTACTTTTGAGTTAGGACAACCTAACATTGACACCAGCACTATTTGGGTTGCAAGTGTTGCTGGCGCAAGCGTTACCACTCTTACATCTACAAACTACTCAATAGATGCCCGAAATGGCATTGTGAGGTTGGCTGCTACCCCTGCTGCTAACAGCAAACTGCTCGTTGAAGGTTATTACTACGAGTGGATGTTACCTGCTGACCTTGAGTTTTACGCAAAGCATTCAATTAATTATCATAAACCAACTGTTAACGTACCCCTAGAACAGGCTAATCCAGCAGTTTTAGATGTCATTGGTATTGGTGCCCTCGTAGAAGCCTTACAGGCTCTTATGACAGAATATGCCCGTGACATTGATGTCATGACTTCTGAGTCCATTCATATACCTGGTTCTCAGCGTTTCCGCATGCTCCAAAGCCTCTGCCAACAATGGGAACTTGAGTACCGCAAGCGTGCTAATAACCTTAACATTGGTCCTGAGCGTATTGAGCAGTTCAGCCTTCGCCGTGTATCCCGTAGCACTAACCGTCTTGTACCCCTCTATAAGGCTAAAGAACTTGGTGAATATGGTCCTATGGAGCGCATCTTTGTTGAAGAATCAGAGGGTCAAATTCTTATTACTGAAAAGAATGAACCATTGAGGGAAGATGTCTTTATTGATACAGAGCCTCCTGCTAGTTATACGAGTAACGCCTACTTCTAATGGACCTACGTATAGAAGCGAACAACATTCGCAAGCAATACCGCAGTTACCAGTCCTATGCTGGTGAAAGCATCATTTGGTATGAGCATAAGCCACTAGCAAACGCTGCCAGTGCAGGCTCTTACTACGATGATGTCTATGACGAAGGGGTAAAAGGTACAGGGGGAAAGTCTTTTAAGCCTGGTATTACCGTCCCTGTCCTCATGGTTACAGAATCAGAAGATACCAAGCGTGCCATCCCTGAAGGTCGTCAACCTGTAGAAATTGTTAACTTGGTTGCTTCTGTTTCAGACTTCCGAGATGCAGGAATTGGAAATGTTTTTGAGTATAGAGAACACCTTAATGACATGTTTTTGTATGACGGTAGATATTTTTCTGTAATGTCCTACCGTGTGCGTGGTCGCCTTAGGGACGACATTTTGGTAGTTGTGGAAGGGCTAGAGGTTTACATTAACCAAGAAATGCCTTTTGACCCAGGTCCAGACCCTTATGTGGTCACCAATTACCCATGGCCTACAGCACTCCCTGGAATTTGATAAACTTGTATTATCCTTGGTGAGCGCCAAGGTGCTCATTGCCCAGAACTATGTAAGGACTTACCTATGTCAGGTTCCTCTACCATTCCTAATACCCCTAGTTCTGGCCCTCTTTTAAAGGGCACTTTTTCAGTAATTGAATATGCTGAAATGATTGTTAAAGACTACAAAGCCGCTATCAGTCAAGCAATCAAAGATATTGCTGATGAAGAGCAAGAAATCACTCGCAATATGGCTAGTTCCTCAGACAGTGACTGGTCTACTCTGGCAGATAAAATTAAAGTTCAATATAATGAAGAAGAAAGAATGCTTCGTTATTCTGTTGATGTATCTGGAGAAGATATCAACAAAGTTAAAAACTTGGAATTTGGGTACAAGCACATTGGTCCAACTCCAATCCTTCGCACAGCGGCTGCTAGAGGCAAAGACAACTTTGGTAACAGGGTTGTAAATAATACTTATGATTTATTGTTTGGTTCTGATAAATGAGCAAAACAGGGTTTCTTTTAGCAGAAGACGAAGCAATTAAAAACCGTCTTACGGGCATTACAGTATCTGATGACCGTAATGCAACTCGTCCTGTTAAAGTATTTTTTAGGTATCCTGAGGCTGAAACAGAGCGTGACTACCCTTTCATCACTATTGAAATGTTAGACATTGTCCATGCCAAGAATCGCCAACATTCTGAAAATCAGTTGTACTACTACAACACGGCTGGTGGAGCATCAGCCCCAGTAGGTGCTTCGTTTATGCCAAATGCTTTAAATTACTGGCCTAGCATTTCATCTGATTTTTCATATTTTACAGATAAAAATAATTACCAAACCCTTATGACTAATGAGTTTGTCCCTGTAGACCTTTTGTATCAAGTCTCTACATTTACTCGTAGCGCTTTGCATGACCGCTATTTGTCATCCATCATGCTTACCAAGATTTTCCCTTTCCGCAGAGGCTCTATTCATGTGCCCGCAGATAACACAGACCGCCGTTTGGAACTACTTGACTGGTCAACCGCAGACCTTCTGGACCCAGAAGCAGGTTACCGTAAGAGGATTTTCCGAAAGGTTTACACGTTGCAGATGTCGGCAGAACTGCCTTCAACTGATGTATATGGCTCCAAGCAGGCAACCGAGATAGTCGCTACTATTGACTATATCAATTCTTAAAATTTTATTTACCAACTACTTCCTTTAGGAGAAGAAATGACATACACACGACCAGGAATCTATGTTTCAGAAGGTCCCTTTACTACACAGGTAGCAAGTAGCCCATCTACTTCTGCTGCTGCTTTTATTGGCACAGCAGAGCGTGGCCCTTCAACCCCTGCCCTTATTCAATCTTGGAACTCTTACAAAATGCAGTTTGGTGACCTTGACGTTAACTACGACATGAGTTATGCCATGTACCACTTCTTTGCAAATGGTGGACGTACTGCTTATGCAACCCGTGTTATCTCAGGTGCAAGCACCTCTGCTGCGGCTTTTGCAAACTTTACAGGAACGGTTGCAACCGTTGGTGCAACAGTATTTAAACTTTCTGCATCAAGCATTGGCACATGGGGTAATAGCATTAGCGCTGTTGTCTCTGCTGGGCTAACAGCAGGAAACCAACCAACATTTAACTTGGCAATTAGTTACGATGGAACACCTGTAGAAAACTGGTCTGAACTTAGTCTTAACGCTAATGATGCTCGGTATGCTCCAACAGTAATTAATAACTACTCTGCATATGTAGTCATGTCCAACGTTGGTGCATCAGCGGCTGGAGCGGCTTATTCAGTTTCCGCAGTAAGCACAACACTAACAAGTGGTGCAAACGGTTCTGCTATTAGTACAAATGACTGGTCAACAGCACTTACCAAATTAGATGGTGTTGAAGGACAACTTGTTATTAACTTGGTAGGTCAAAGTTCCACTGCAATTATTAACAATGCAATTGACTACGTCAGTTATACAAACTCTGACTCTACTCCCAATGCCCGTAAAAACTCGTTCTTGATTGTAGACCCCAACCCAGCATTGACTGTTGCTTCTGACATTGTTACGGCTGTTTCAGGCTACACAGCGTCATCTTATGTTGCTGTGTATTACGGAATGCTTTCTATGACAAACCCAGCGGTTCGTGGTTCTGCTGCGTTGCGTAACACTTTTCCAGGTGGTGCTATTGCTGGTCTATACCAGCGTGTAGACGCTGAAAAAGGTATTGGTCGTGCTGCTGCTGGTTATGGTTACACCCTCCAAAATACCTTTGGAACAGTAACTAACTTTACGGAAGCACAAGTTGGAACACTTTATGCTGCACACATCAACACTCTTAAGAATGTTGCTGGCGCTGGCGTAATTGTCAATGGTGCCCGCACACTCAAAAAGACAGACATCACTAAGTACATCCCAGCCCGCCGTACACTTAACTACGTTAAGGCTCAAGTTGAAGAACTTACAAAGCCTGCATTGTTCCAACCAATTGGTGACCGACTTTGGTCTTCTATTGAAGGAAGCATCGCTGGCATGCTTTCTGGGTTGTGGTCGTCTGGTGCATTAAAAGGACGTAGTGCTGCTGAAGCCTTCTATGTTACTTGTGATGCCACAAACAACCCTTCTTATGTCGTTGAGGCAGGAGAAGTACACGTTGAAGTAGGAGTTGCTTTGTCATCTCCTGCGGAATTCATTGTTATTAATGTAAGCCAATTTGCTGGTGGAAATACCACTACAGAAACACTCTAAGGAGAAAACTAATGCCTTTAACACGCACAGACCCAATCCGTTCCTTTAAATTTGAGGTTCAATTTTTAGTCCCAACATTATCCACTGCACTAAATACTACCGTAACGCCCACAACAGCAACTGCTACTCAAGGAGGAAGTACAACTACACTTTCTGAGTTTGCTCGTGGTCTTGGTAACCTTGGCTTTGCCGCTATGAGTGGCTTGGCTGTTACTAACGAAGTAATCCAATACCGTGAAGGTGGGATGAATACTCACCCACACAAAATGGTTGGTCAAACAGACTTTGCACCTATTTCATTTAACCGTGGTGTATTTGAAAACCAAGACCAATTGTGGAAGTGGCAACGCTTTATTCACAACTGGCAAGCAGGTGCTCCAGGTTCAACTGGGGGCAACGATTACCGTTGTGACGTAGTTGTATACGTTTATGACCACCCACACTCTAATGCAAGTTATACCGATAACGTAGGGAACGCTGGTAGTGGAACAGCAAACTTTATTGGTAACCGCAAACTTGGTATTAAAATTTTTAACGCATGGCCTGCATCATTTACAATGAGCGGTCTTAACGCAAGTGGTAGCGAAATCATGGTGCATGAGTTAAGCCTTGTGCATGAAGGTTTCATTATTGAATATGACCAAACCAAAATTAATGCGCTTGCCAGCGCTTCTTAAATAGTCTACTTAAAAGGAAAATAAAATGATTGAAACAAATACAGCGTCAATTGATGCTGCTAACGAAGCCTTATCAGACCCCGCACCACGTATTAATAATGCCCCTGTAACAGAGGTTCTATTAATGCGGGGTGTTCTTCGGGACAACCAATGGTTACAAGAATCTGTAATTCGTGAACTTAATGGAGAAGACGAAGAAGCAATTGCTTCTCTTACCAGTAAGAACGAACTTGTGTACAGCGATTATATGACAGCACTTCTTAAAAGAGCAGTTGTATCTATTGGCAATGTGCAAATGTCAGATGACCCTACAATGGTTGATGACCTACTAATTGGTGACCGTGACCTACTTTTTATTGGTGCCATGAAAGCAACCTATGGTCGTTTTCGTGAAATGGAAGTTGCTTGTGGGAACTGTAACGCAACTAACTTTGTAACTCTTAACCTTGAAGAAGATTTTAAGTTTGAAAAACCAACATTTGATTGTACAAAACCATTAGAAGTAGAACTTCGTAATGGCTCTATTGTAAAACTTCGTTACCCAACAGGTTCAGATAGTTCATATGTTGCAAAAAACGCAAAAAACAACGCAGAACAAAACACCCTTATGTTGTCACGTTGTGCTGAATGGGGTGACGACAAACCAGCAGATGTTCAAAAATGGGCTAAAACACTGGGTGTCAGCGACAGAAACAAGTTGGTACGGGCACTCACCACAAACCCTCCAGGTCCAAAAATGGAAGAGGTGAAAACTCAGTGTGCCAAATGTGAAGACGACCTTCTCATTCTTATGGACTGGGTCTCACTTTTATTCAGTTAACCTAACGCTTACCTACTGGGAATACGAAACGATTGCCTCGCTTTATTCGGGGTTTGGTCTAAATGACCTAAAAAATATGACAGTGCGACAACGGGCTTATTGGTACGCCATGGCTCGTTGGCGCAATAACCCAAGAGGCTAGTGATGAGCGAAACACCTATAGGACAATCTAGTTTTGATACAGGCGGTGGTGCTGCTGTTGGTGAAGCCAGCAAAGTTTCCGCAAAGGGTAACAACCGCTTTCAAGCAGATACCCAAGCATTACAGGAACTTGATACTGCTTTAACCAAAATCAATACAAACATTAATAAGTTAAAGACTGACCTTCCTAAGGTTATTAGTTTGACTGAACAATGGGCATCAAAGATGCGGATGGTTTCTAATGCCATGGGTGGTATGGGTGGTGGCAGTGGAACCAGCCCTAATGGTGCACCTGCTGGAACACTTACTCAATCAGTTCTTGGTGGCGGTGGCGGTGGACCTATGTTTAACTTTGGTAACACCACAATAACTACAGACCGTAGTCAAAACTTAACAATGATGGGTGGCGGTGGCGGAAAAGGCGGTTCCGCAGCAGACATTGGGAAACAAATTGCTTCCCAAGTAGCCTCTGCACTTGGGGCTGCTTTAAACAATCGCATTAATGAAAACTCTAGTTATTCATTATCAGCCAGTCGTTTGGATATGCTGCTTCAACAAACAAGTGGTATGAGCCGCCAAAGTGTTTATGACACAAAGCGCCAACCACTACAACAATACAAACTTGGTGCTGGTGGAATTAACAGTGTTTTGGCTTTACAAGCATCCACAGGTATTGACGCACTAAAGCAAGCAAAGAGCGTAGAATCTCTTAGGGCTTCTTCTGGTTACGGGTATAGCACCGACCAAATCAACCAAATGACTCGTGGTATGGCAAGCGCACAATCTGCTAACCGTATGTTCATGACTATGGGAACTGGTATGTATGGTGTTGGTGGGCAACAAAAAAGCAGCATGACAGTAGTAAAAGATGTTGTACAACGTCTTGGATTAACTACAGAAAGCGCTCTAAAGGGAGCAATGGCTCCTGGCTCTATGACTCGTGAACGTTTGCGCCAATCAGGTCTTCCTGAGGATATGCAAGACCTTGTCCTTCAGTATGCCCAACAAAACGTGGCATACAAGAAAAAAGGTGGAGCGGGAATGTATGACGCTTCCAATAAAGGTATGCGTAAGACCATGGGTGTTGAGGATAGTTACGCAAACCAAAATGAAGAAACAAGCCGTGTTAAGGGTAACCGTGAAGAAAACATGTACAAGCGTCAGGCTGACAACTACGCTGCTATGGAAAAGGGTATGCAGTCTTTAACACGCACCATGGAACAGTTAGACAATGCTATGGCTAGTATTGTTGGTGCAAAGATTCGTACTCGTGGTATTGGTTCTCTTATTAAGGGTGCGTTGCCAATGGCAGGTACTTTAATTGGTGCAGCAATTGGAACTGCGGCTGGCGGAAATACAGTTGCTGGTGCCATGATTGGTAGTGCCCTTGGTAACTTTGGTGCAAGTGCAATTGGTGACCCTACAGGTGAAAAAGAAAGCAATGCTCAAAAACTAAACTCTAAAGCAAGTGGTACCCCTGCCAACGTTACAAAAAGTCAAGGGGCTCTATCAAAACTTCATCCTAAGATGCGCCAAAAAGTAGAAGCAATGATGCGAGAAAACTCCAAACTTTATATTGGTGGTGGTGTTCGTTCTACCGCACAACAAAAAGCAATGTTCATGTCTAGGTACAAACCTACAACCGAAAAAACAGATGTCTTTTGGAAAGGACAATATTGGGAACGGCACACAGGTGCAGCAGCAGCCCCTCCAGGAATGTCTATGCATGAGATTGGTCTTGCCGCAGACATGGCTCCCGAATCTGAATTTGGATGGATAAAAGACAACGCACAACGTTTTGGTCTTCGGTCATTTTTTGATGTTAACGATGAGCCTTGGCACGTACAGCCTAGTGAACTCCCTGCATCTCGTATGCAATATGAGAAGAGCGGAGCGCCTTGGGGACACAATGGTCAAACAGCAGAGCCTACTGACCTTAAAGCAAACATTAGTAACCTTTTAGGAATGGAACACCCGTCTGGTAGCAAGAGTGGGCAAGGTAATGTTTCTAAAGTAAACATGAAAATTCAAGACTATTCAGGTTTAAGTATTAACGATGCTATTGATGCAATGGCCCCTACTAGTGGAGGTTCTCGCAGTGGTGGTTCAAGTGGCTCTACGGGTAATGTTCGCACATCTTCTGTAGGAACTTCCAGTAACCTTGGAAGCAGTAATGTAGGCTCAGGACCTTTAAGTGGTCGTCAAGTAGCAGCCATTATGTATAAAGCAGGCTTTAGAGGAAAACGTTTAGTAGAAGCAGTTGCTATTGCTCAACGAGAGTCTCGTTTTAACCCTAAGTCTTTTGCTAATGATAGTGATGACCTTTCATATGGTTTGATGCAAATCAATATGAAAGGGGCTATGGGTCCAGGTCGTAGAAAAACTTACAATCTTAAAAAGAATGAAGATTTATTTAATCCTGATACCAATGCACAAGTTGCTTGGAAGTTGTCTGGGCATGGCAACAACTGGGACCATTGGAAACTAAATGGTAATCCGTTAGCCAAAACTGACATTCCGCAAGCCGCTAAATACGTTAAACAAGCGGGTTACGCCACCTCAGGTGACCCTAAGCAAGGAGACCCTGTTAGTGGGATGGGCATGGGCCAAGGTATGCCTAAACAAGCCCCCGCTGCTTCCACAGTACTTATTCAACAACAATCTGCTCCATCTTCTTCATTTGGAAATAATTATAATGTTACAGTGTCCCCAACAATACATTTGCATGGTGGAAACAACACGGCTATGGACGCTCAAAAAATAAGTAGAGAAATTGCTGCGCATGTAGAACGCCAAATGCGCTTAACGTTACAGAGAGGCCGATAATGGCAGACAATACAATAAAAGGTTATGCAACAGACCAATTTTTTAACTCTTCAAGTTATGGGGAAGATTTAAATGTAAAAACAACAGATAACCCAAATTTTGCATACCCTGGAAACCGTGCTCCTAACGTTTATGACCGTGCTGGAGATAACACTAATTACGACCCAGGTCTTGTACAACGTGGTTTTATTCGTGGCATTTTTCCAGAAATAATGAAAGAAGCAAGCAAAACTGATACATCATACACAAACGCAACAAAAGATTTAGTTACACGGCGTTGTTTTTTTCAATTTAACCCTTCTCTTATTTTACGTTCTGTAGAAGCAAGTACAACAGTCCTTAACCCTTTACTTCAACCTGCCACAGAGTTACTACAACCTATTCCAGGTCAGGCTGCTTTTGAGTTTCAACTGCTTTTTAATAGGGAACGTGAAGTGGCTAACCATAGGATGGCTTCAGGGTTTAATGATGCGGGAGACCCAACCATGTCTAAAGTTGGTGTTTTTGATGCATCTTTAGAAAACTATGGTGCTGAAGGTAATGCGTACAGCCCTAATCATGTAGCCGACCTTGGGGTGCTTTCAGATTTGTATGTTTTAGATTCAATTATTGGTCAATCTATAACACAAGACAGTATCAATGCTTTAACTGCTTATTGGGATATCCAACAAAAAACCAGAGTAGGAAGCGAATCTGTAACAGAAAACCAAGATGGTACAAAAACAACTACTGTAACAAGCGCAAATGGAGATGTTGTAGTAACCGTTAGAGACAAAAACGGTAAATTAATTAGTGAAACACCTACAAATGCTCCTGCTAATTCTTTGGGTAATTTTGATTTTAAAAGTGAAGACACAAAAGAAAGACTTGCATCAGTTCTTGGTAACTCTGCATTTTTAAGCCCTTTACCTGTTCGTATTGTTTTTTCATCTTTGTTTATGGTTGAAGGTTTTGTAACTTCTTCTTCTGTTGCATTTCATAAGTTTAATAGCAAAATGGTTCCAACTGTATGCAGTGTTACTTTAAACGTACAAGCACTTTATTTAGGTTTTGCAAAAAAGAATTCTTATGTGTCGCAACAACTTGCAACACAATTTAAACAGGCTTCTGAAGCCAAAAAAGAAGAAATAGACGCACGTGATGCTGCAAAAAAAGCAATGCAAGGTTTAAAACTTTTGCTTAATTATGTAACCCCTCATGGAAGTGTAGATGGCGACAGTTTAAATAGTTGGTGGGCTTCTGGCACAAATAATGATTGGAAATATAACATTGGTAACGGGGCCCGTTTTGATTCGGGTGATAAAAACAATGGCGTTGTATGTTGGGTAACCCCAGCACTTGCAGCCAGTATAAAAAGTAATAATGTTCAAAACATTACAATTGAAAAAATTGAATTAATTTTTATAAACAAAGACAAACTTTCTAAAAAAGACAGAAATGTAGCAGCAGTAAAAAAGACATTAGACGCAACTGGAGGTATCCCTGGTGACGGTCCAAAAACCAAAACTGTACTTCTTAAAACTGAAATAAATATTATAGAAAACACTTTCTTTAATACACAAAATAATAACGGAACAAATGGCAAGACTGCTAAAGATGGTATTGAAACTGCTAACATTGAAAAATCAACGGCAAATAAACCTATTAAAAAACCTTGGCAATCAGCGCCACTACAAACGGGTCTCACACCAAACAATCGTTTTGGAACAACTAACATAATGGTTGCAATGGTTGTTAAAATATCTTGCAATTACCCTTTTGGCACAATAGATTCTTCTCCAGATTCTGTTTCAATTTACAAATCTATGGTTATAGACAATGTAAGCCCCACAACTGCTGCTTTTATTACCAACAGCAAAAATGGAAAAATAGGTTTTACAGTATGATTATCAATGGTTCTCGTTATACCCAATCTGTAGTTACTTATGAAAATCAAGCAACACAAATTGCAATTAAAAGTACAACACTTTCACCGCAAAGAGTAACAACCATTACAACTAAATCGGGTGATACTTTTCAAAAAATTGCTTCTCATATTTTAGGTGACTCTACACAATATTGGAAAATTGCAAACTTAAACCCTTTTATTAAATTTCCTGATTCAATTCCAACAGGTTCTATTATACGTGTTCCGTTGTCATGATTTTTAAAACTGCTTCCCCCATATCTCCTGATGTGTCAATTACCATTGATAGTGTTCCAACTAACTACCTATCATTACAACGTATTTCTATTGAAGAAAAAGAAAATAACCATAACCTTGTAATTCTTGATTTTTCAGGATTAGACCCTAACACTCTTTTTGATTTTGTTGATAAACCTATAAATGTTAATATATCTTTTCCTTCATTAGGTAGCGTTAATTTTTATGGTTACATTGGGTTTTTAGAACCACATTCTGAAACAAATAAAGGACTTGTTAACCAAAGTGCTTTTCAAATTACTAGGATGTATTGTTTTGGGGCTAGTTACATGATGAAATCAAAAAAATCAAAGGTTTGGGAAAACGTAACTATTTCAGACATTGCAAAAACTATTGCTGATACTTACAAGTTTTCAGTGTCTGTGCCTAAAGACCCTTACAGGTTCCCTAGATTAGTTCAATCTTCTAAATCAGATTGGGAATTTCTTAAAGAAACTTGCAATACGTTAGGTTACTCAATTAGCGCACGAGGTACACACCTCCACATTTGGGACCCCTTTCAAGCAATGAACCACCGCATCTCTTACGCAGTGTTAAAAACAATTGCAGGATTAAACGGTAATGTTTCGCCCAACGTTGGTCAAGTACTTAATTTTGATGCAACCATTGGAAATGTTTCAACCACTGGTGAACGCACTCCAGAAACTATTCACATACTAACTAAAAACAATGTAATACTTTCTGTAGGTGGGGATTTAAATAAAGAAACATCTGGATTAGGGACACCTTTAGAATCTCCTTTTACAGACACTGTTTCTAAAAATGCTGATAGTTATGAAATGGCTAACAAGTTTATTTTGGGCTCATTACGTCATGCATTTTCAATGAGCGCCACCGTACAAATAACGGGTAACCCAACTATCAAACCAGGTGGCATTGTAAAATTAGATAAGTACAATACAGATTTTGATGGTTTTTGGTACGTTCGCAGTGCTCGTCACGAGATTACCCATTCCCAACTTGTTACTACACTAGAAATGGTTAAAGACAGCATTGGAGATGCAACGTACACTACAACAGTAGCAGAAAGTTATGTAACTCCACCAGTCCCTTCGTTAATTAATAACCATTGGGTATCTTCTACCAACTACGTAAATACTTATTAAGGATACATATGAAAGCAATATCAATTCCCTTTAATTTTTCAAACGGTTCTGTAGTAACTACTACAGAGCAAACAACAATAACAGAACAAAACATTGTAGATGTCTTAATGACCTCCCCTGGGGAACGAGCAATTAACGTAGGGTACGGTGGCAATATTCAATCATTATTGTATGAACCAATGGATACTCTTGTTTTTGATGATTTTAAATTAGATGTTTTAGACAAAATAAATAAAGTATTAACATCTGGTAATGTTGTAAACATTACAACTTCTTATCCTAACTCCCCCCAAATGTCTTTTTCTGAAGATTCCACTCTTTATGTAACTGTCCAATATTCCCTACCTTTTGAAGGTTCCAGGGGATTCACTTTTAATGTAAATACAACTATTTAGTAGGTTATAACTATGCCAACATTTGATTATACGAGCCGTGATTACTATGGCATCCGAGAAGATTTGTTAACACGTGCTGCAACCCTGCCAATTGGCAATGATTGGGACACACGTTCGCCTGCCGATTTTGGTGTGATGCTTGTAGACCTTTGGGCGTACATGGGTGATGTTTTACACTTTTATGTAGACCGAGCAGCAGCCGAAACTTATTTGAATACAGCCACACAGAGAGACTCAGTTTTAGCGTTGGCTAATTTACTAGACTACACACCGTTGGCTCTTAACTCTGCACAAGCCACTGTTACTTTAGGTAAAACAACTGGATTTGTTAACGGCACTGTTATTTCTGAAGGTACTAGTTTTGTAGCACCATCCCGAAACACTACAGAAAATACTGTTTATTTTGTAAGTACAGCATCCGCAAGTATGTCAGCGTCAACGGATTCAGTAACCCTATCGTTACAAGAAGGGGAACTAGTAACTTCAGAACAAATCATAAATACAATTGTTGCTGACGGTAATAAAAGTAATGGGTTACCTAGCCAACGTTTTGTTTTAAGAAATATACATGTAGTCCCTTCTAGTGTAATTGCATATGTTTTTGAAGGACCAGTAGTTTCTGGAATGGCTACTTCTGTAGAATATTTGTATGTTGAAAATTTAAATGAATATACCGCTTCCGACAGAGTATTTACTGTAGAAGTAGCAGCCGATGGAATTGTTCAAGTCATTTTTGGTAATGGTGTAAACGGAAAAATACCATCAACAAATGCCGCAATTACCGCTGATTATTTAAAATCATCAGGTTCATCTGGAAACATTGCACAAAACAGAATTACTTCTTTTGCAGGTAGTACACCTACAGGAGTTATTATTACAAGTTCTACTGCGGCTACAGGAGGCTTTGATGAAGAATCAATTACTTCGTTAAAAGCAAACGTTCCGTTGTTATTTAGAACCCAAGATAGAGCAGTTTCTTTACAAGATTTTAAAGACCTTATTTTGCGTATTCCAGGAGTAGTAAAGGGCACCGCAAGTAACTCTGGAAGTAACGTCACTCTTTACCCAATCCCTTACCAAGATGATTACTTAAATATTGCTTTTGGTTCTTCAATTGCTATTGATTCAACAATTGCAACTGACACTCTTACTTATTTTGCTCCTCGTACTATGATTGGAGCAAGCGTAGGGATTGCTCCTTCCATCAACCTTGTAGATGTTCATATCCAAGCAACTATCTATATTAAAGAAGGCTATGTGCAACGTTGGGTTATCAATGCCGTAGAAGAAGCCTTTAACAAATTTTTAGATTTTGATGCTGTGTCCTTTAATCAAACACTTTCAGTAGGGCAGTTTTACAAAGCAGCAACAGCCATTGAAGGTGTAGATTACCTTTACATTAGTGTTTTTAATACCACATCTTCAGGACTTGCTGCAAACCACAGAATAACATCAGGACCAACAAGTTTGTTGCATAAAGCAGCAGACTTTGTGTTAGTACCAAGTGGTGGAATTACTGGTTAACTATGGTCACCACATCCTTTACCCTAAGAAAAACAAGTGCCGAACGTGGTTCCTACCTTCAAAGTAATGGCAATGACTCATTACTACGTGCAGATATTTTTGCAGTTTCTGAAGCAACTCCATCAGCCGATAACACTTTTACTGCAAATGTACTTAGTGTTAATGAAGTTATGCTTTCTTGGGAACTATCTTTTTTGTTTTCGGCTTCCGCAGGCTTAGATGGTTATGGAGTTAAAGAAATAGCAATTGTTAGTTCTCCTACGGGAGAACCTATAACTTATAAAGATGGTTCACTAGTAACCACAGTTTCTAATGATAACACTACAACTTTTACAGACATTGCTAGAGTTTCTGCTGGTAGATGGGTTTATTACTCTTTATTTATTAAGTATTCTGATTTTGAAACAACTCCCACAGAATGGTATGAACGTGCCGCTACTTTGTATGTGCAAATACCTAAAGAATACAAATCAATTAATAACCTTTGGGCGCACATTCCTGAGTACTACAGAACCTTAGATTCTAATTTAGATAATTCTCCTTTATACAACTTTTTAGAGTTATTTGGATGGGAAATGGATAGAACTAGAACGCTTATTGATTCTATTGCGGTATCTAATGACCCTACTTTAGCGGTTACTCCTGCATTGCGAGAATTGGCTTATGAAACAGGTCTTGAAATAGACATAGATGTTTTAGGGACTACCAAAGCAAGAAATTTGTTAAGTAACATTGGCTCTTTGCGTAGACGAAAAGGAACAGCAGACAGTATTGCTTCATATGCTTCTGCAATTACTGGAAGTGAAGTAACTTACACTACTACAGGAAGTGGCGCATCTGTTTCTTATAACTTTAAAGTGCATAACCAAAGAATTAACTTTGCGGCTGACCCCACATTCTTTAATGCAACCTACACAACAACTACAGGAGTAGGTGCAACTAACCGTGTTGGTTTAACTAAAACGGCTACTTGGGGTGTTTATTCCTATGGGAACACAGGAACTACAGGGGCTAGTGTTACCTCAGTAAATAACACATTAACAGTTAAAAATGTTGGAACAGGAACAATAGAAGCACTCGTTTATCAAACTACTGCGTTTCCATATTACCAAAGTGCTTATTTGTATGCAGGTTTTACTCCAACATTGTCAGCGGGTGCCTCTTTTAACAATTTCCATGTATCAACACCTGCTAAACAAACATCATGGGAGGCTAACGTAACAGGAGGAAGTGTTCCTTCAAGTTTATATTTTGATACTTGGAATACGGTTGCTCAACCATTACCTGTAGACAACTTGCATCCTACTGAAGTACGTTTTGAAATAGACCCAAACAGTACAGAAACTACAACTGTAAGTGTTATTCCTGTTTTGCATTTCTCACTTGCTGCGGGTGCCACCATAACTATTAAAAAATGGTTAGTTGAACCTTATTCAATTAATGAATACTTTGATGGAAACAGTAATGAAGGTGGTTTAATCCCAGAGTTAACTGGCTTTGGAAGTGGTTCCTCTGACTATCGTTGGGCATCTTCCCCAAACACTTCATTTTCCTATTACCTCTTAGACTATAAAAGAGTGTTTGAAGTTTCGCAAAACATTATTAGAAACTATGTTGCACCTGTCACAATTAAGGATAATGTAAACGTATCGTTTAACTACTACCACGGAGCATAAATGGATTACATACTTGGAGCATTAGCAGTTTACAAAATTACACATGTTTTGGATACCCTTACACCCAAAGAGGCAATGCCCTGGGTCAAGGT